ACCGGATGGCCGCAAATTTTTTGGTGTCCTACTTTTACAAGGCCCAGTCCCATACTATACACAAGTGGGCCGGTGTTTTAATCAAAGTAGCAGCCCATCAGTGTTTCACGGGGACCACACAGCACTATTGACCAATCATATTTAACCTGTCAAGTCATTATAATGTATCGTCGTACGAACATTCTGGCCCATTTCACATGGTGCTGTGTCAGATGATCTATCTTTAATACAAATTGCCAAAGTGACTAGTCGTTCTTTAATTTGAAATCTCAAATAAGGCTGGTCCATTGCTTTAATATATGTACGATCATCTTTTGTTAGCACCCACATGTGAGCAATTTGAATTAACTTTAATGTAACCAATTACATTTCAGGCAAGGAGTCTAGCTATATATATCCATATATGGGTCGTGTCTATTAATACGACGGAGGGTAATTGGTTATCACGTCGAATACATGTATAGATATATTGTCTAACGTGTATATTGTTGACTCCTCAGAGCAACCAGAGCACTGTCGAGCATGTATTCGTCTAGACGCGGTCGACCCAATGTTCAACGAGTAAGTCATCTACGGCGTACTTATTTCAAACGTCCATATTATCAGACACGTGGTGATGAGAAGCGTCGACCGACTGCTGTTAATAAGACTCATGACGACACAAAGATGTCACTACAACGTCTACACGAGGATCAGTTTGGTCCAGATTTCGTTTTAGGTCATAATACAGCTTTGTCCACGTTTATCACCTACCCAAGTATTGTTAAGACTGAACCCAATCGGACGCGGTCGTATATCAAGTTGAAACGACTGCGTTTTAAAGGCACATTGAAAATTGAACGTGGACATGGTGGTACGGTGATGGAAGATCCAACGTCTAAGATTGAAGGGGTTTTCTCTATGGTTGTTGTGGTTGATCGTAAACCACATGTAAACCCTTCTGGACGACTACATACATTCGACGAACTATTTGGCGCGCGGATCCATAGTCACGGTAATCTAGCTATCGTTCCCGCGCTCAAGGATCGTTTTTACATTAAACATGTAATGAAACGCGTTTTATCGGTCGAGAAGGATACATTAATGGTTGATCTACAGGGATCGACAACGTTTTCCAACAAGCGTTTCAATTGCTGGTCTGCGTTTAATGATCTTGAACGGGATTCATGTAACGGGGTTTACGCAAACATAAGCAAGAACGCCATTCTAGTTTATTATTGTTGGATGTCGGATACGCCTTCTAAGGCATCCACATATGTATCATTTGACCTTGAATATGTTGGATGAATAAGAATAATATATTCCACAATACTATCTCCACAGGACCCAGGATCATCTATAAAACAAGCCCCAATTTTCTTATTTTAAAATTGGGAGCGCAGCGGGACACTCTTCAAAATCATGTTCAACCCATAAATTTAATCTGTCAAGTCAACTACAAGATAAGTTTATATAATAAAGAAACGCTAATTTAGAGATTTTGGAGTACTCGGAATACAACTGGTCTTAATGCATTCATGAACAGTCGACTTAACTAACTCGTTCAGCTGCGACATCGACATGGTTATGGTAGATTGCGACCGTTGTATTCCGACGATGGATGCTGATTCCCCGGGGTCTAATACAGTCGTCCCTAACCTGTTTAGTTCCCTGTATGGAAGCATCTCATCGTCCATCTCTAAATCCGCATTTGTAGGACCTGGACCAATCATACTTCTAGTGGCCCAAGATTCACCAGGATTAATTTCTATTGGGCCTCTAAGCCCATATCTGGAAAGTGATGCGGATTTGACCAGTCTTCTCTCCCATTTGCCGTATCCAACGTGCCAGAAATCTATATCCTTTTCGCTAAATTGTTTGGTAAGTATCTTTACGGTTGGTGCCCGGAATGGGATGTCGACGGAGTGCTTTGCCGACGATAGCTTTAGCTTGCCCTTGAATTTAGCGAAATGCGTCATCTGATGAACATTCGATTCTGACACTCTATAGTATAATTTCCATGGAATTGGGTCTTTGAGAGAGAAGAATGATGATGAGAAATAGTGGAGATCTATGTTGCATCTAATCGGAAACGTCCAGGATGCTTGCAGCGACTCATTGTCCGTCATGCGTTTGTCGTGGATCTCCACTATTACGGTACCGGAGGCGTTTATAGGTACCTGCTGTCTGTATTCTATGACACAATGGTCGATCTTCATACAACTACGACTCAGGCGCGCAGTTAATTGAGATGCAGTCGACGGAAATTGCAGAACAATTTCTGTTAGGTCGTGAGACAGTTGAAATTCATCCCGATGAGATTCTATATAATTAAATGCGCTTGGAGGAGGAACTAATTGTGAACCCATCTTACTATTAGCTCGATCTAACAATTCTGGATGTGTACCAGTGACCTTAAATAAATTTATAGATGAGGAACGAAGTGAGTTAGGGTTTCAGTGGCATATTTGGTAAATATGAACCGGGACACCAGGGGGAGCTCTCTCTAAAACCTATTATTGCTGGTGTCCTGGTGTCCCATTTATACAACTCTCTGGGGAGGACACCAGGGGCAAAATCGGCCATCCGCAATAATATT